TACAGCCCACCAGCGGCTTAAGGTTTTATTTATGGCTAAGAAAAGTAAAAAGTCTGAAAATAGTAAGCCCGAATCTGGTGCCCTCTATTCTCATGAGGCAGAGCAGGCCTTAATCAGTTATCTGACAAAAATGCCGGATGGCGATGAAGTACTTCGGAAAGCTGGTGTTACGCGCCCACGTTTAAAAGTCATGATGTATGACGATGAGATTTATCAGGCCATTGAAAAACGCCAGGATAAACTTGAGAGTGCATCATGGCGTGTAGAGCCGATGGACCGACCGGAATCTAAAATCATTATGGAGCATTTACGTGAGTGGTGGTCTGAGATTCTCTTGGGTGCGCAGAATGCTCGCTGGTACGGATATTCTGTATTAGAGGCAATCTATACCAAGCCTGAGGAACCGAGCCTACATATTGATGGCAATACCATTACACCGTTTATTGGTTTTAAGTGGATTGGTGAAAAGCCAATGCAGTGGTATGAGCCTAAAAATGATGGTCGCCTGATGTTGCTGGCTAACTACAACACGACTCGACAAGATCAAGAAGTAGATCAGCGCTTCAAACACTTTTTGACACGTTGTAAATCTACTTATGAGAATCCATTGGGTGAGGCTCTTTTAAGTCGACTGTACTGGGTCTGGTTCTTCAAAACGTCTGGCTTTAAGTTCTGGGCCAAGTTTGTTGAAAAGTTTGGCTTACCAATGCTGGTTGGTAAAACTGCCGGCAAGACGACAGATATGCGTGATGCACTGCTTAGAGCACATGCCAGTTCGGTTATTGCCTTAAGTGGCACAGATTCGGTGGAGATTCAAACTGCTAATACTAATGGCAATGCTTCCCAGACATTTGAAGTCTTTGATAAGAACCTTGAACGCCGTATTCAAAAAGTTATCCTTGGCCAGACTTTGACAAGTGGTACCGACGGCGCAGGTTCGCGTGCGTTAGGTGATGTGCATCTTGAGGTTCAAAACTCAAAGTACAAAGCCGATGTTCGGATGATCATGCCGACGATTCAAGCCATTATTAATGCACTATGCGATATCAATGGTTGGGAGCGCCACCGGGTCATCATTGGTGAAGAGAAGTCACTGGAAGAACCTAAAGCGGATCGTGATGTGAAGTTAAAGAATGCTGGTGCGGTCTTAACGCCGCAATACTTTAAGCGTGAGTACGGGCTTGAAGATGGTGATGTGATTGAGCAGCCTCAAACAGGTTTCAATCAATTCACCGCATTACCGCGCCAGGCATTTAACTTTAAGGCATCTGCAAACAAGCTCTCACCAGAGCAGCAGGAAGTTGAAGAATTAACTGATGGCCAGGATGAATTGCAGCTACTGAAACCGGATCAGATCAAGGAATTAGTATTCAAGTCTGATAGCCCTGAAAGTCTGACTTATAACCTGATGCAATTGATACCTGGTGCAACTCAGACTCAGTTCACAGCTAATCTGGATCAGGCTTTGTATGCTGCAGATGTGCTCGGGTATGTGACAGCTCAAAACGGGAAGTAAGTTATGCAACCAGTCACATTCCTTGAGGCGCTTCGGTTTGCTCACAATAAAAAGATTGTGCTACCTGATGAGTTCTACTCAATGGACCTTAAAACACGACAGATGGCAACCACGGTTAGCTTTCTATCGAGCCTTGAGCAGATTGAAACAGTCATTAAGGCTGTGAATAAATCGATTGCCGACGGCGGTACTTTTAAAGACTTTCAAAAGCTAATTGCTGAATCTAAAATCATTCTGCCAAAGCACTATCTGGATAATGTATTTCGTACCAATATCCAAAGTGCATACGGTCATGGTCGGTGGCAACAGCAGCAACGTAACAAGGCTAAACGACAATATCTAATGTATTCAGCGATCAATGATAGCCGGGTGCGTCCGAGTCATTTGGAATTGAATCGAATTGTATTGCCGATTGATCACCCGTTTTGGCTGACACATTATCCTCCCACAGGTTTCCGCTGTCGGTGCACATGCATAGCATTAACTGAGAAACAGGCGCTGAAATACGGCATTACACCTGACGATAAGCTACCAGAGGTTGCTGAAGCTTTGGATTGGTCATCACATCCATTGCAGTTTGGTGAACTTGAATCACTGGTGGATAAAAAGATCAGTACTTCAAGCCTAGATAAGGAATATCTCCTCGAGCAGAAGGAGCTTATAAGAGCTGAATGGACGGCGAGTAAAAAGCTCACCAGCCTATTTGCTCCAATGGATGATAAGACTCGGGACCTATTTGATACGGTGGCCAATACGGTAATTCCACTTGATCCCAGCATTCGACCAAGTGCGATTCGGACTTTCCTTGATTATGTACAGGGGAATGATTCAGCGCTGACCAGCTATTTAAACTCAGCTACAAGCTCTCTGGCTGATGATGTACTTAAGCGCTGGCTGAGTACTGATATGGCAACTATTCAAGCTGTGGCAAGCAATACGGCTTCAACCGTGCTAGGGGCTGCGACTCTTAATCAAGTAGCGGCTTATCAGGTAGGGCAAACTGTCCAGTTTAATGCGCCGTTGCTGATGACTGATACAGCTTCAGATATCGCAATTAAGATTGAGAATGCCAAAGGGCTAGGTGTTGATCTGGATATGCTGAATGCTGGGAATGGCGTGCTGATGCCGATGGGATTGTCATTTGAGGTTGTTTCGATTGAAACAGTTGAAGGGCGGGTGGTTTATACATTAAAGGCTTTAATGAATTAATTATCTGTATTAGATTAAGTCACTTTTTCTAATAATAGATAATATGGAAAATTTATTAAAAATTTTAGCGGTCATTACACCAATAATTGTTCCATTGGCGATAGCTTTTTTGAACTCAAAGTATTCAGTTAAAAGACACCCTAAAGAAGAATTTGCAGAAGATGTAATAATTGCTGAAAAATTTGCGGCTATTCATGATTCAAATGTATCTCATTTGGTTAAGGATAGGCTGGCTCAGCAATTATTGGAAACTAAGAAAATTACTTATTTAGAGATTGCTTATTTCTATCAATATAGTGATATGGAAAGATGGATTGCTGAGTATATTCGCCTAAAAGATAAGCTTAAATTGGTTCGTCATAGCAATGGTAAAATTATAAAAATTCATCATCCTTATTCTAGAAAGAAAGTTGCTTCTTTTACTTTAGGGTATGTTTTTTTTGCAATCATTGGGCTACTACCTTTCTTATTTATTAATACTTTTATTGAAATCTTTGAAAGCCATATGCAGTCAAAGCTATACTTGGTTATTTTTAATATGTTTACATGGCCAATTTTATCAATACTTGTTGCTCTAATGTTTTTACATGAAGGAGCTAAATATAAGGACGCTCAACGTTTTGTGAAAAAATTTGAAACAGACGCCATCAAGATATAAGTCTTTAACAACTTAAACCGCTCCTTATGGGGCGGTTTTTTTATGGAGCATGAAAAATGCCAGATCCAAATGAAGAGCGATTGAAGTATCTATTCAATGCTGCGGCAATTGAAGTCCCGAAAGCTGAAGAGGGACAAAAACGAAAATTTAAAGGCACTGCTTATGCGGGTGGCCGTGTAGATGGTCATTGGTATTGGGGACGCTCAGGTGTGGTCTTTGATCTTGATGGGATTGAGATTGATAAGCCAACAGCCTTACTTGAAGAACACTTTGGTTCAAGTCGAATTGGTGTCGTTCAAACCGTGGACACAAACGGAAAGATTGATGTATCAGGTGATTTCCTTACAAACGCCAAAGCACAGGAAATTGTCCAGGATTCTGATGACGGTTTCCCGTTCCAGATGTCGATGATGATTGATCCGGGATCGATTGAAGAAGTGTCTCAAGGCAAAACGGTCACTGTAAATGGTCAGTCGTTTGAAGGCCCAATCACCATCTTCCGTCAAAACCGTATTCGTGAATTTACGATCTGCTCGACTGGTGCTGATCGCAACACATCAATTAAAGCCTTCTCGGGCAAAGCCAATCCAAACCCAACCAAAGAGGACACCAACGTGACCGAATTAGAAAAAGCACAACAGGCCAAAGAGCAGGCAGAGCGTGAGCGTGATGATGCCCTAGCTGAACTGAAACAATTCAAAGCACAGAAACGTGCTGATGAAATTGCAGCTTTAGAAACTGAGCTGAAAACACAGTTCAGTGCTGAAGATAAAACGGCTTATACCAATATGGATGATTCAGTTTTTACCTTCACGGCTAAGCAACTTCGTCAATTTTCTGCAGGTAGCCAGCAACCACCAGCTACACCACAGACACAACAAACACCAAGTGTGAATCCGGCATTTGCTCACTTGTTCACTCATCAAGCAAACCCGGGGCAGGATGGTCAAGCTCCACAAGGCTCGGCTTTAGATCAGGCATTCAATCAGTTTATGGCAGCGCAGCAACAAGGAGCTAAATCATGAGCCAAGTATTAACAGGCACTATTGAAAATAAACAGCTAGTGGTCGGTGATGGCGTACGTACAGAAAATGCCAAAGTAAAAACTGGTACAGCATATAAGCGCGGCGATTTACTTAACGTAGATGCCAATAATGTGGCTGATCATCCTGCAGTTACCACGGGTGTGGTGGGTGACTGGAATGCTATTGCTGTATCAGATTTCACAGCAGAGCAAGCTACTTACCATGCTGCAAATAATCTTGAAATGCCGCTCTATGTACAGGGTGCATTTGATATTGCAGTAGTAACAGTGAATGGAACGCCGCTGACCACCGCTCAATATGATGCTGTACGCGCACAAGCATTAAAAAACAAAATCGAACTTCGTAAAGTTGTGGGGAACTAAGACATGAGTCAAACTTTTACATTTCAAAATGCACCGGTTGAATTGCTGGATGTGCCACAACTTTTATTGTTAACAGATACCACTCAAAAAGTTGATACCTGGTTGATGGATCGCTTCTTTCCACAACGTGTTTCATACACTAAAAAAGAAGTACCAGTTGGTGAGTTAAATACAGCGACTCCACTTGCGCCGTTTGTTACCCCAACTGCAGCAGGTCGTCAAATTAAAGTGGGTGAATCTGGCAACGTGAAATTCGTTAAGCCGGCTTACCTGAAACCTATGATGACGGTCATGCCAAGTGAGGTGCAGAACACAGCGCTTATTGCACGTTTACGTCAATTTGGTGTAATTGCGACCGGTTCAAATCGTTTGTCTGATGCGGATCTATTGCTGATTGATCAGGCTCAAAAGGCTTTATATCTTCGTCAGTCAATTGAAAACCGAAAGCTATTAATTGCGCGTGATGTGCTTCTCTACGGTAAAACTACTTTTGCTTCTGCAGACTTCCCGATGTACGAAGTGGACTATGAGCGTAATCCAGCTTGTAACTACGCACCATTAATTAAATGGGGACAGGTTGGTGCTACTCCAGTGAAAGATATTCAAGCCATGATTGACTTGTCTATCGAGCACTCAGGTACATCACCTATCATGGCCTTGACCACATCTAAGGTATATAACACCTTAATCAAGGATCCAGAGTTCAAGGAGAAGTTCATTGCGCCGTATGCTGGTATCAGTGTTCCATTAACTCCGACTTTCGATCAAGCTGATAAGCCCCAATTCCGTGGCACAGTGGATAACATTGAAATCTGGACTTATGACGTGAGTCACAATATGGGCGGCTCCTCTGATCGCTTTATTCCTGAAGACTTTTTTGGTCTTGTTTCGGATGCGAATGGATGGATTGCACATTGTGCATTACAAAACGTTGAGGCATTTGGCCAAGCTCTAGAATTCTATTTGGGTCAGTGGCAAGAAAAGAACCCTTCAAGTATTCAGATGCTTGCTGAATCATCTCCGCTTGCTGTTCCAAACAACAAGAACGGTTTAGTCGGCGGTCGTGGATTCGTTTAAGGAGTAATACATGTCGAAGTACATTGCAAAACAATCGATCGGACATTTTCGTCCAGGTCAGGAAATCAAAGGGCTTGAAGCTAAACAACTTCAGGCCCTTTTAGCATCTGGGGCTATTGAGGAATATCAAGAGCGGGAAGAGCCTAAGGCAGATGGTACGGCCGCACGCTTGGCTGAACTTGAAAAGGCCAATGCTGAGTTAACAGCAGCAAATAAAACCCTAACTGAAGCCAATCAGGCAGCAGTTGCGGACAAGGCCAAGGCTGATCAAGAAGTTGCTGAGCTAAAGGCAAAAGTGGCTGAACTTGAAAAGGCTAAGTCTGCTGCAAAACCTAAAGCAGACCCAAAGTCTGCTGACGAAACCAAGTAGGTGATCTATGTATGCGACTGAATCAGATTTGGTCGCACGATTTGGGGCTTCAATTGAGAACCTGAAATTGCTGTATGAAGATGCAGCAAAAGGTTCTCAAGCAATTAATGATGCAATCCAGGATGCAATGGAGGAGATTAATGGTCATATCGGTGGTCGTTATCCTTTGCCGCTTCCCAATGTGCCGAGTAATTTAAAGCGTATGGCGTGTGATATTGCACGTTACCGCCTTCATTTTGAGCAGCCAACCGATGAGGTGCGAAAACGCTATGAAGATGCAATTGCATTCCTAAAGCGTGTGGCTGACAACAAAGCACATTTGCAGATTCAGTTACCTGAAACAAACCAGATCGTGGATGACCAACCTAAAGGACGACCT